GCCTTCTCTTCTGCTTCTTTCTTTCTTACGATTTCAAAACCAAACAACTGAGCCATTATATTTTTCTCCGACTGGAAGGAACGCTACACATTATATGTAGCGTTCCAAATCAAGCCTATTTTAGAATACTAGTGTATCGTCAACAGTCCAGTAATCATAAGAAAACTCGACATCAAAAGTTTCAATCTGATCGCCCTGATCCCAAGATAGATTGATTTGACCGATATTCGCTGGCCATAGATTTGCAAATTGATAACGTCGTAACTCAGAACCATCTTTGCCAAATTGAACAACTTCAGCAGATGTGCGATAGTTGTTAATTGTCTTTAGGTTGCCCTGATGGCTGTTGATAGCACTGTGCCACGCTTCAAATGCACGGCGAACAGAGAAGTCTTCATCGTTCAATACAGTAACAGTCCAGTTTGGATAGATTCTTGTACCAGCCACTTTGATTTGTCGACCAAAATAAGGAACATTAATCACACTAATATCAGATGGTGGAATCTGAGCTGCTTGAACCATATAGCGAAGTTTTGCATCACCGACCGAAGTAACAGGATTAATCATTGTTACTTCGAATAGCGAAGGACGAGCACCGTCACCAATTAGATTAGATCTAATTTCGTTTACATTAAATGCCATTTCTTATACTCCTTTGACGATTTCGTTGAAATCAACACCCGAACGAACCGCTACAAAGTTCAACTGAATATAGTTGATTGAACGCGCTGGCTTGATGTAGATATCACCAACAAACTCACCACGATCAATTACGTCGCCTGTATTGTTTGTTGTATCGCAAACTACACGATAATCAGTAATACCACGGCGACCTTGAATTTCGCGTAGATATGGTTCAACTAAATTGCGGAATTGTGCACGTGTAAACTCATCATTGAATTCAAACAGAGCAAACTTAGCAGCAGTAGCAATTGCTTTTTCTAGCACAATAAACAGACGGCGAACGTTGATGCGATCGAATGCCGATGGCTTGGCTAACATAGTTTTGTCACCAAACAATACTGTACCTTGTCCTGGGAATGTTACAACTGGATTGATACCATTTTTATAAAGAAGATCGCGTTCAGCTTGAATTGGATTAAACGCAAGTTTTACGATATTCTTGATTTGACCACGACTAAAACCAGCTGGTGAATACCAAGGGTCATTCGTAGAATCAGTTCTTGCGCATAGACCAGCGATATCACCGTTTAGTGGGATGTAGCGATAGACATCATTGTAACGGTCATACTGATACTTGTAACCAGAATCGATTACAGCGTATGAAGTAGATGTTAGCGTGTTACGGAATGTTACAATAGCATCAGCTGTAGACGAACGAGTTGGTGACACGAATGCTACGCAATCTTTACGAGTTGTAGCGATATTGTCGATAATGTAATTTGCAACATCAGTATTCGCCTTACCAGCCATGACTAAAGAAACATCAACGATATCTGGATCTTTGAATAGATCGTACGCGTCTGCTAGAGAAGCAAGTGTGACGTTGCTTTCAGTTACAGTGCTAGCTCCTTCGACAAAAGAACAACTCATTGGAGCAGTTTGAGCAGAAGAAGCAACTAGAAGAGCAGTATTCGACCAGTTTTGATTATTTGAAGAAGTAGGACGATCTTTAGCCCAGTAGATATAATTAGAGTCATTTTCTAGAACTGTTTTGTAGTATAGAGCCTGACCATTATCTGCTTTAGCATCAGTAGCACGAGATAGACCTTCGTATACTTCCAACACTTGATTCTTAACACCAGTAAACGCGCCATCTTCGTCAATAACAACGAGATGTAGTTCGTCTTGAGCAGAAGTATTACCATATGCGGCGACGTACGATGATTGACCTGGAGCATTATCCACGACATCATAATATTCCCAATAGCGAGTTAGTCCATAGCCTGCTGTTGTATTAGCAACTGCGTTAGCAGAACCAGTATACTTGCTGGTAAATGTAATTGTAGCTTGTGAAGCAGTAGAGTTTACTGATGATACAGTACCTTTTCCTGCGACTTTTAGATATTGACCAGAATTATCAAATTTCAAATAATCATTTAAGTTAATCTTCGAAAGAATATCTGTAGCAACAGCATTAGCTGCTTCGTCAGACTCAGCTACAACAACTAGGGTAGCTGTCGTACTATTTGTATTAACAGTAACTGTTGCAGTAGCAGCAGCATCAAGCGCAGTAATAGGTCCAAACGAAGTTACTGTATTTCTAGATGTGTCTGTGTTAAAAGTAGTAGTTGTGTTTAGTGCTGTAGTTGTAGCAGTAGTCTTAGATGTTGCTGTTGAGAATGTTGTTGATGTTGCAATTTCTGTATTATAAGAAATGCTAGCTCCAATGTCATATCCTAGATCAATTACTGTGCTATAAGCAGCTGCTGAATCGCAGACAGAAACTTTTAGCGAGTTGCCTAGTGTACCAGCATATCGAGCATAGTAAACAGCGTTGGTGCTGGCTGTAATACCGTCTTGGTAGTCTGCTAGATTTTTAATTTGAATTGTAGCTGCTTCAGTACCAGTATGAATGGCTTGAGCGTTTCTATCAGCCGAACTTACAGCACGAACAACGTATAGAGCGTTGCCATATGCCAAGAAGTTAGCTGCGGTGTAAAATGTTTCAAAATTGTCGGCAGTTGCTTTGCCGAAAGACGATACTAGTGTGTTTTCAGAACTGACTAGCACGCGCTCTTCTGCTGGACCCCAGCTAAAAACACCTGCGAACGCACCGACGGATGTAGCAACCGCAGGTACAACTGTAGTCAGGTCAATTTCACTAATATTGACGCCTGGACTGACTTGGAATGCCATCTTGTTTCTCCTTGTTCAAAATAGAGCCAGAAATATAATTATATTTGTAATATATTTAGTAAAATACGGTTTTAGAAGAATAGCTCGCGGTCGAATGCAGACATGTGGACTTCATCTTCGAAGCCCATTCCATCGTCGGAAAAGAATGGTAACATGTCGTCTTCCAATTCTTTTTCTCGTTCTTCCATTAAGTTCTTTCTGACGTCGGTTTCTAATAAATCTTTGAAATAATTTTGATTTGTCATCCAAGCAAATAATACCAAACACATAACGAGGTCGTCGTGCTTACCATACTCAGCTTCATAAGAAGTCCCTTTACTTATAAAAGTAGAGAGTTCACTCAACAAATCGTAGTCGTTAATGACTAGTTTGTTGTTCTCAATTAAAGCCTTCATATTCAAACAACCAACTCGCTTTGTAGGCTGAGTTGTCTTTAGACCAACCCTTGATTGTTTATTAAATCCACCACCTAATACCTGACCTTTACGACCAGTTTGAGTGATTCTTAACACACCCTCGCACTCAAAATCTGTAATTAGCATCTCGGCAATCTGCTGGCCAATGTCGTTAGTTTCAACTAAAATTGGGCAAAAGTTATAGAACTTATGTGATTCGTTGATAAAGTGCGGAAACATCTGTGGTTCTACCATATTATCTCGATAGACCGCAGCCACTCTATAAGGAAACTCGGTGACGTCTATAACAACAAATGTAGAGTAGTCACCACCGACACCTCTTGCCACATCAGCCGTCATTACATAACGATGTTCTGGATTTGGCAACGAATAGATTCTAGTAGAACCATGAGTAGAAATAGGATCTTCGTAGGTCAGACGCTGCAAGCACTCAGCCGAGATTAGAGTATTGCTCGAACCAAGGAACTCTACCTCGTATTCCTGGCGGAATTGCTCGGGAGAAGTATTGTTAATGGTTTCTTCTTTCCACTTGTCGTCGCGCCCAGGATATTCAGACCAGTGAACGTCAACTGCAACATAGCTGTTTCGTTTCTTTACAGCATCAGTCCATAGCTTATAATACAGTTCCATACCGTTTGGCGTGGACGTGATGATAATCTTGGTCTGTTTACCAGAGGAAATAACTGGATATGTAGCGGTGAAGAACTTTAGCTGAATGTGTGGCGGAATGTGAGCAAATTCGTCGAGGTACAGGACCGAGATAGACTTACCACGAATCGCAGAACTTGAAGTTGGTGCGCAAATAAACTTGGCGCCATTTTCCAAAGCGAAGCTTCGTTTGTTCCAAGCTATCACACCTTGTTGCATCCATAATGGCAAGTTTTCGTATGCCATTTGAATACGATCAAGAATTTCCTGAGCCGTATCCATTTTGTTAGCGAGGATAGCGATATACGATGGATTGTCAGCAAACAGCCCTTCGTGCAATAACAAGCCAGTCGCGGTGGTAGTCTTACCCATCTGGCGACCGCATCGTACGATAGTGAAGCGGTTTTCTTTAGCAGCCTTAACGAACCGCTTCTGAAAGTCGAACATCTTAAAGTTGATTACACCCTCGTCAAGAGAGATAATCTTTACATACTTTTCACAAAAGTAGATCGGATCTTCTTTGCATTTGATGTATTCTTCGATTTGCCACGGTTGCCATTCAATCTGCATACCAGCTGGCTTTAGAAGCGGATTACCATTTACACCACTATGTTCAATCTCAATATCATAATCTTCTTCAAGCACTGCACTCATTCATCTGACTCCAGATTTTTAGCGCGTTCTTTTAGAAACTTCTGTAGTTCAGCAGTTGAACCGACGAACAGATTATTATTGACTGTCTTGGGCGAGCCTTCAGGTTGAACACCACGAGCCTTGTCGATATCAATTTTCTTCTTACGTGTTTCGAGCAAGTCTTTATTGGTATCAGCTAATGTTTTAATTAGCGTGGCAACCACTTCGTACGCACGAGGATGCTCGCTATTCTTAGCGAGCATAATTAACTCGTCAAGAGCCTTGTTACCCTTCTTCGCAAGTTCTTGTAGATTTTTGCGCGCAAGCTCAAAGTCCTGCTCGGCATCGTTTGTTTCTTCGACGACCACAGGAAGCTGTTCTTCTTTTTGTTCTCAGTTCCGTTATAGGTTGACTGATAGGTATTAGAAACTAAGTTTGTACTAAATGCAGAATCAACTGTCATAGATAAATTATTGGCAATTGCTGTAACACGCTTAAACTGATTAGCAGCTTTTACATAGTTACCAACAGCCATAGTTGTAGTAAATGAAGTTCCTACACCTGTCACTATCGTATTAGCAGAAGAAATTGTTCCAGCCAAGTTTGCTGTTGGTATTAATCCTGGTTGGATTGTTACTCTTTCTCCTGCATTGTTTGCTGAACCGATAGCTGTATCAAATCCATCAATATAAAAATTAACATTAGCGAATTTAATAATTTTCTTATTTTTAATTGGACCATAAAAATAACCTTTCATGGTAAAATCTAAAGTCCAAATTAATGCTCTGCGTGTTTCAAAGTCACCATCGTATGTGTCGTCTGAAGAAACGGAAACTAAGACAAGGGGAATATCCATCTTAAGTTCTAAGTCGTCAATTAGTTGTACGCTATTCGTCCACTCTTTAGCAGGATCACTTGTAGATTTAACGCTATATCTCTGAATTGTACTGAGTTTTCTTTCGCCAGCATAAGTCATCGATGTAACTTCAAATCCCATACGCGGTAAAGAAACTGCATCAGGCTTTCTTAGATTAGGATCTGTTTCAATACGCGCTAATAGTTTGTCGCGCGGCGAATATGAGATAGGAACTTTGATTCGCTTGTCAACTACACCAGCAGATGTCTTTCTTGAAACGACAATGTTGTTGAACATCGTTCCGAATACAACGATATATCTGCGTAAATGTTCGTGATAAAACTCGTGACCAAACATTAGTAATTATTTCCTTCTGAAAATGGATCCATTTCACTAAAGTCAAGAATGCCTGACTGACCATCAGCTTCAAATATTTCATTTTGAGCCTGAACGTCAGTTAGAGCGATTGCTGTAGCAAGAGCAGTTCCAATATCAACATCAAGTTCAGCATAGACTTGATCGATATCTGGAATACCAGTATCAAATGTTTCATTGTTAAATTCAAACAACTCGCAAGTCATATCCCACGTTTGTAGTGAACCCAGTTGATAGAATATGGCTTCGTGCTCGACGAACATAATCTTATACATCTTACGGGTCAGCGGGAACCAAATTAAGTCACCCTCTAATGGACGCACCATGCTCGCTTCTTGAGTCAAGACTTCGTTAGCAAAGCTACGACGCGAAACAGTAAATGTAATTCGGTCGCGAATCTCAAGACCGAACTTCGACATAAAGTCGCCCTCGCCCTCGAATCCATCGACGTTCTTGATGTACATCTCGATAGGATGCGCGGTGTTATAGGTTGCTAGTTCTTCTTCGCGGAAGATAGTATCTCTGGCTACTACACGTTTCGGTAGATAATACAAATCAATACCGTAGATTTTAATTGATTCCACAACCAAATCTTCGATTAAGTTTTGCTCCATCGAAGATTGAAAGTTGTTAAAGAAAAAGTTGGTGGCCATTAGCCAATCATATCCATGTTTGGAAGCGAGTAGCTGTTTAGCATTTCTTCTTCCATCTTGGCAATTTCAGCAGCTGCGTCATCTAAGATTTTGTCACCATTAAACTGAACGCCACCAGGAAGGTTTAGACCAGTAAACTTGGTTAGGTTTGAACCCCACTGATATTTGATTTTCGCAGTGCAGTAGTTCTGAAGCCAACGATCTGCCCAAGCATCAGTCCATACATCTGGGTCAATTATTTCGTATGCTTCAATAATAATGTAGTGCCCTACGTCTACCTTATTCCAATCCATATCAATATGTAAACGATCGCGATGGCGCTCGTAACGAATAGGTTGTTTACCGACTAGCAATTCTTCTAGTAATTGAATGTGTTGCATAGCCATAAAGTATGGCACCATAGACTGGCTGGTTAAAGTATACAAGTCATTTAGAGCAATCTGATAACGAATGTTGAATAGATTATTGGTATTAACAGCATCACCGACATCAAAGATATTAATCGCGCCGATTATATTTTCTGGCAATGTAATATACGTGTTATCTTTATCGGTCTGGGTTACAGGATGCTTGTAATAAGTTTTGTGTGAACCATCAAAGTGATAATCCCAATAATATCGTAGCGACTCATCGATACGGTCATCGACTTGGTCGTCGTCGACGTTAATCTCGATGACTGGCTTACCCAGTTTACGAAGGCAATATTCTTTGAATTGAGCTCTGGTAGCAGGAACTGCCATGTTTATTCTCCGTGTTAGGTCGAAGCTGGTAGATAATTCTCGACCTGTTCTGCATAATCTAGATAGATATCGAACGGATATCCGAACGTTTCCTCTGGGTACAGATCCTCATATTTTCTAATGGATGGTGCCCAGAAGTTAATTACAGAAGCTGCTGTAGATTTTACATTATGCATGACGGTTTCTCGCGCTGAGATAGCTGTACCAATTAATGGATCATGCTTCATGTTAAATCCACGAGGAAGCTTTTCCATCTTCTTAAAGAATATTGAATCTTGGATTAGCTTTGTATCGGTTGTAGGAATATCTTCAAACAAGTCGACATTTACAGCAAATACATTGGCGTCGTATCCTAGTTCTTCTCGTGGCAGACCAATCATATGATACATGTTTAGTCGACGATCTTCACCGTAGACCCTTGTCTTACCAATTATAATTCTCTTATCATCAAGTTTTTCTAAGAGCTGCGGTGTAAATGGATCAGTTAGAACTAGCAATCCAGCTCCAACAACAAAATGCTTTCCTTTGCTTTCAAGTCCACGAAGAACATCTACCGTACAACTGACAGTATTATTAGAATCCCAGTCATCGACTACGAATACTTCTGTTCCACAAAAGTTCGTAACTGTTTT